TTATTAAGCACTTGGACGGACTTTACAAAGGATACGCACATCAAAGTCAATTGCGAGTTTCAGTTGGAGACACCGTAAAACAAGGGCAACAAATCGGAAACATGGGAACAACAGGCCCAAGTACAGGTCCGCATTTACACTTTCAGTTTTTTAAAAATGGACCTTGGCCATCTCAAAATGACTTTATCAATCCAAGAGAATATATAAATTTCTAAAAAATAAAGAGTTTTAAAGGAGCTGATAGTTTTGGCGGTTAGATATCCGATCACATTAAACGTAAGCGAACCGAACAACAACATTGGACTATTAAAAATCAGACAAGCTGACGAAGAAACACAAACTTTGGTAGTACAGATTTTAGAAGATGCGCTTCCAAAATCATATGAAGGTCTGGAAGTTTTCTTCTGTGCGAGAATTGGACAGACTGCTGGTTTGGGCATTATTGAACAAAAGCTAAATGAATCGGAAATGACTGATCCGAAAAACGGCAAACTTGAGTACACTTTTCGAGCAGAAGATTGGCAGGTATTGGGACGCCAGAACGGCTATTTCAGTTTTAGAAAAATGAATGACAAGCACGAATACGTACAACAATTTTCAACTCGTGACTTTACCTATGAAATTACGAAAAATATCTATAGTGATGGAATTAAAGAAGTAAAGAAAGATGGATCAACTTATATATGGACGTTTGAAGATCTTTTACGATTACTGCAAGAATTTAAAGATTCTGGAGAAACCGACTTTATTGTTTGGTTCAATGAGATCAAAGATCAATTATCTGAAGATGCTGCAGGTAATCTAATGCTGCTTTACCAATCTTTGAGAGATAAGACGGGTAGTGATAATGACTTCCGCCCTTTTGAATCGGAATTATCTTTTATGAAAAGAGTGTATAACGAAAGTTATGATCGCGGGGTCAATATTAGATGGTTCGTTGAAGATGGGAAATCATTAAATGATGCGATAAACGAATTGCTTGTTGCGGAACATCCCCCTCAAAGCATTGTGGTGCCAAAAGGCAACTATGTCATTGATGGTCCTATAGTAATAAACAGATCTGTTGAAATAGACTTTGCAAAAGGCGCGGTATTAAATGTTGTTAATATTATATCAACTCCGAACGATGGGGCATATCCAATAATTGATATTGGAGCCGATGTTGAAATAGGTCGTGTAAGTATCAAAGGATTAAATATTGCTATTCCTAAAATTGAAAATTTACAAACAATAGGAATAAGAATTAACAAAAATAAAAGCTTGAATTCCCCTGTTGTAGATTGTGTTATTAACGATGTTAGAGTCCAAGGAGCTGATGTCGGAATTGAAACAGCTTTCTGCTGGGGCATATCCTTTAATGATATAAGGCTGCAAAGTTGTGTTCAACCTTTAAAACTTAACAGCCAAACGAACAATGTGTCATTTAATAATTGTTCATTTGTAAGTTTTTTGAAATCCAATACATTTTGGAATTGCGAAGGAGTAGCCTTTAATTCATGTGAGTTTGCCAATGCGGATTCATCTATAAAACACGCTAATGAAATGTATCAGTCATCACTAATATTCACAAATACTTATATAGAATATATTTTGAATACGGATGTTAGTTTTTTGAAAGTAGGGAGCTATAACGACCAATTAAGTTCTTCTGTTGCTTTCTTAGGAGGTAAAAGCACAGATAGTAAAGTAATTATCCTGCTATCTTCAAGTTTTCCAACCGACTTATTCCTAATCGAACCTCAGTCTAGCTTAATTGAAGTTAAGTCTTTTGAAGATGGGCAAAGTCAAAAGAGTGTAGTAGGAAAAGCAACAGTCCCTAGTAATATGATGAACCATACTGTAGCAAATACAATTAAGAAATTTGATGGTACCGCCAACATACAGCTGGACAACGCATACGGAGGGGGTAATATAACCAAAAATTTTGACTCGATCGGCGGAAAAATCACAATTCAGAACGCGGGAAGCGATTCTAATGGAATAAAAATTGATGGATTGATAAAAGGAGAAACTTACACATTTTGCTATTGCTCCAAAACGGGTTTGCCTTTTAAGAACGGTGATTTGCTTAATTCTAATTTAAGTGAAACGAAAGGAAATATTTACTATTTGCCTTTTGTCGCAAACTCTACTACCTTAAGATTGCTGTTGGATCCGTCTAAATCATTCGAGATTGAAAAATTAGCTTTGATTAAAGGAGTGGCATTCCCAGTATTTTAAAAAATTCAAGTTGTAAAGGGATATTCAATCATTTTTAATTGTTTTTTTTAGGAAAGTAGGTGGCATATGAAAAATATAATTATCCTCAAATGGGATAGTTTAGTTCTCAGTATCGTGTCGGTTTTTTATGGATTGCAGTTGCTTTTGCACCCTGAAATTTTGCAAGAGTACAAAGTATATCAGATGGTTGACGAACTGTTCGATTATCGAGCAATCAGTGCAGTGTTTATGATATTGGGTTTTCTCAAAATACTGGGAATTGTGATCAATAACAAGAAATTAAAGCATACAGTGCTAGTACTACTAACATTCTTTTGGACACTCTTCGGGGTGTCTTTTGTTTTATCTGCACCACCAAATACAATCGGCATTTTATCCTTGGCAATGGCATTCCTTGCGATGGGGATTGCCATCAAGGAGGACTGATACTGTGGAAGACATCAACTTGACTACGATCATTGTGGCGCTTGGTGGCGGGTTTATCACCTATCTAGGAACTAAATACTCTAACAAAGCAAATCTCGAAAAGACTAATACTGAAAATGCCGATGTTCTCTACAGGAAGTATCAGGAGATGGTAGATAAGTTAGAGAGGAAAGTCGATAAACTTGAAGCAGAAATTTCAGATATCAAAAATAAGTATGAGAAGGAAATTGCTTACTACCAAAAATTGGTTGAAGAGTTAGAAGATGAGAACGAAGAATTAAAAAATGAAAATGCAATTTTGAAAGGCGGAATTTAGAGG